GCCTGGCAGGTAGCCGTTTTATCCGCCAAACCTACCGATTCAACGGGGGTACCGCCATTATCGAAAATGATTTTATCACCAACGTTATAACCCGCCGATGCCGCAACCGGGATGGTTGCAATGCGGTAATCCACGTTAGTAACAACGCCCGTTGTGGTATTGACTGAGCCGCCTTCTGGCGCGAATGACTGGTTACCTGTAACGGTGGTGCCGGGATCAGCGCCACCCACTAAACTCGGCAAAAATGATGCCGTAAACACATCAAATTGCGCGGTGTTTTGCGTAATTTGCCCGGTTTTCCAAACCATTTCCGGGCGCCCTTGCAGCGTTTGACGCCCGGCCAGATCTTCCGAGAATATCAAGCTGTCGCGATCATTCAATACAAAGTTGCGCCGGGTCATCTTGCCCTGGCGCTCATTCATAATCGTTCGGCCTTCGGCAATAAAATTGTAGCCGCTAGTCGATGCCGACGTATCAAAGCGGTAATACATAGACCCCTGCAACGCCACTGCCGACGCGATAGCGCGGTTTAATTCCGTCGCTTGCTGTTCACCCGACACAACCGCCGCATCTTCCCAAAACTTCATGTCCCTTAAACTATCCGCACGCTGTTGGATGAAATCGTTAGCAGGAGTGCCTAAAATCGCGGGATACGTCTCTTCGATAATGTCCTGCTCATTACCGGTAATGTCAAAACCTGAAATGATGGGTCTATGCTGCTTTTTAGGGCGCCAAATGACATTACCCGCATTTTGCATAGTCGCGGCAGGGGGTTCGTAAAAGTTACAGAGATCTAGCATAAGATCCTGTTTTTCGTACGTTTCTAAGGTTTTTTCAAAAATAACTTCGACTATCTTACCTGTGGTAGCCATATCATTACCAATTGTTAGTATCTACACCGGCCTTTCGCGCATCGCGACGTGCATCAAAAGCGGCTTGCCGATCACCCCGTTTATGGGCGTCATCATAGCGTTTTTTAAGCGCTTTACTGCTAGCACTGGTGCGTGTTGAGGCATTATCGCCGTTCGCACGCGCAGCCGGGGCCGGTGTATTAGATTTACGTTTTAACGGTCGATTAAACTCTTGTCGCAATTCGCCTAGATAAATCGCGGCTTTCATGCCGGTTTTATCAAGCTGCAAGCGCCTCTCAAGTTCCTCTAATCTCGCCGTATTAACGCCAAGATTGTAAAAAACTTTTTCCGAACCTTCGCCGAGATTAGCAATAAGCGCGTCAGTGACAGCATCCCCCGCATCAGGGAAAATGCCCTCTATCATTGTGCGCACCCTTAAATCAGCGCTTTGGTATGTTTCGGGGGCGATTTTGCTTTGCTCCGCCAGTTTCATTGCCCGCGTGTAATGCGCGTCTACATCTGCGTCCAATTGCTGCTGTCTTTGCTGGTTTGCTCGCGTTTGCTGAGTGGTTTGTTGCTGTCGCACATATTGCGCGTTTTTCCAATCAATCAACGCCTCCGCAAAGGCTTCATCGGGATCATCAGCGTTATCAAAATCAACACGTCTGGGGCGTGCACCATTGACGCCGACACGTTGTGCCGGGGGTGTGCCACGCCCTCGCTTTAGCTCATCAATTTCATTCCTCAGTGCATCAATTTCACTATCGCGTCGTTTTAACTTAGCTTTCAACTTGGATTTAGCGGCCGCAATATCGCTGCCAGTAAACTTGCGCTGCTGTTCGTTATTTTCGCCTGTGCTCATCCAACTTGGCGTGGCTTCACCTTCACCTTCACCTTCGCCTTCACCTTCGCCTTCGCCTTCGCCTTCGCCTTCGCCTTCGCCTTCGCCTTCGGCATCGCTACTTTCGGCATCTGTGTCCCCAAGGGCATCAGTCTCAAGTTCGTCTTCAGCCGCTTGCTGCTGTTGTGCGTTTTCGGCGTTTTCGGCGTTTTTGGCGTTTTCGGCCTTAAGTTGTGCCAGAGTCTTTGCAGGCATTTTCTATCCTCGCTATTAACGATAACCGCGTCTTGCGCGTCTAATTACGTTTTTTACCGGCCGTCGCCGTGTATGGCCTTGTATCCCCCACAAGTAAGGGCGGCGTTTTAACCTGGGCGCCTCCAGTAATATCATATATATCATATTGCGGCGGGGTCTGCCAACTGATTGCCATTGCGCCGCACGCGTGCGCGGAACCCTGCAGCTTTAGCTGCATTATCGATACGCGCACCATAACTCTGTATCTGTTTATAGTTGATTTCGGCTCCGGCTTTAGCCGCATCTACTTCCACCGCCGCGCGATCAGTTTGCGCTTTAAACGCGTCTATCTGCGTTTTAGCCTGCGCGTTTGCTGCAGTAGCCGCGTCTTTGGCGGTTTCTCTGCGCTCTTTAAGAATATCGGCTTGGCCCTTAAGCATTTCGGCCTGCGCCAACATCATAGCCGCGTCGGGTCGCTGGGATTGCTGCGCCGCGCGTGCCGCCAGCGCTTTTTCTTCATCGGTTTCAGGGGGTCTAAATCCTCCTAGAACTAACTGTTTGTTTGCATAATCCCTGATATCATTCATGTCGACGCCATCCATTAGCGTAATGCGTTTTAGTATCAGCGCTTTTTGCATTAATGGATCTGTTTTCCCGACTTCAGCTGCAATCGCTCCAAGCTCTTCTCGCGTCTCTTCTTTCTTGGTTGCGTAATTCGGCCCTATGTCTGCGTACACGTCAAACGCCATGTTAGACAAGTCATTAAGCACCCGCATTTCACCAGTGGCGCCATCGATGACTGCCTGCATTGTCATCGCCTTTTTGCGACTACCATCAGGTAAAGTGAGCGTAACCATTCGGGGGGTGTCATAAACTTGCGCAGCCATCGACGCGTAGATTTCGCCATCGCGGCGCTTAGCGTGCTTTAAATTCTGCTGATAAACCATTGATTGCTGATCAAGCCGCCGCTGCAGTGCAAGCACAGCCTTTCCCGATAGATCAGGGTCCGCTATATCTTGCGGTACGCCGGGGTTAGCAACATCTTCAACCGCTTGGCGGCTTAAATCGATAGACGCCGCAAGGGCCGTGGGCATAGGCTGCTCGGGCATTTGCGCAACAACCCCGACGGGAAGTTCGCGGCCTTGTGCATCATAGCGGTTTTGATACAGATAGGGGTAGTTGTTATCTGAGCCCCCTTCGTCATACATGAACTCATATCCCTGTATCTGTTCTGGCCAGAAAATCGGCTTTTGACGGGGGGAGCGTGACACGATATCCGCCAGGTACGATAATTGAAAATTGCGGAGACGCTGAGGGTCTTTCGCCAATCGTGTTACGCCTTCGTAATGTTCTTCACCTTCGACGAACTGGCGCTCGCCATACATCGGCACTACTGGGATATTTTCTCCCGGCACGTCATACGCTTTGATAATGCGCTCACCGCTGGCGATGTACTTTTTAATCTGCCAGCGCATAATGTCGCGCTGACCTATGATTTCATAACCCGCGTCTATAAGATCATCCATAATATCGTCAACGGTGGACGCCATAAGCCACATCATTTGCCCTAGCGGATCGGTAAGCTGTATAACGGTGTCTTTTACTTTTTCTCGCGTGTAAAAATTTACGACATAGATATAAGTATTCTGGCCCCCGATCCATGGAAACACAAAGGACGTTTCGGGCTGTGCAAAATTGCTAGCATTTACGCTATCAAGCTCATCCCCGGTGAGTTCTTTAACAAGCTTTTTGTATCCATCTTCGGAATATGACTGCAAAATTGATACGTAATCCGCATCAGCTTTATCAAGGCGTTTCGCATTAGGATCCCAAAAAACCGTATTATTTGCTTCATAGAGCGGGCACCGGCAGATTATTTGGTTTTCGTCACCTATGCGGTTAGTCTGATACTCTGTATAGAGTTCCCAAGCCCCTGCGCCACACACAACAGCTTCAGCACTAGCAGTATCGTACGCCTCCATTGATATGTTTTTTCTATCGTCTGTGCGGTATAAACCGTCAAGTATGTCGGCGCCGTCATCGCGGTCATCGTCAAGGGGTTCAAAATCCACCTGTACCGGGTTAGCCCGTAAATCTTGGATAATTTGCCGGCCTGCTTTACGCAGCACGTTGAATTCACCGCGATATTGCAACTGACTTTGATCTAATAAATTATCATCCCACTGCGTAACCCAGTAAAACACCAAGTCGTTAGCAGCACGCTCGCGGGTAACCTGATTATGCGTATACGCCTTATCATGCAGTCTTTTTAATGTGACGATATCCATACGTTTATATACCTGTTATCACTTGCCGCGCCGCACAGATGGGCGGTAAGGTCGCAGTGTTTGAGGGATTACTGTTGTGTTACGTGTATTTTGGGGAATATACCTCATTAGCATCATCACCGAATCCCCTAAGTTAGGGGATGCTATCTTAAACAAACGCTTCATGTCTTCTTTCGTATAAAGTTCCAGCAATCCCGTTAGATTCGGTTTGCGGGGCATTCTGCACAGTTCCGCCCGTAATTTCTTAAGTAACGGGATATCGGAGCTAAAACTTATCAGCGTATCAGGATCGGCGTACTCCCCGAACACCACCGCTCTATAGGTGCGATATATCCGGTCACGCAGCTCATAATAATACTGCGCGCGCTTATTTTTAAAGGTGTCTTTGATTGTTTTTTGATCAAGTACATCGGCGGCCTTAGCGGGGCGGTATATCGCATTGGGAAAGTCCGGCCCTTCTGAACCACGGAACATACGAATTTTGACATGTTTGCCCCCGAAATCGGCGGCGATCTGCTCGCCGAGTCCCAGCCCCATGCCGTCACCATCCCAAGTAAAATAATCAACTTGCTGCTCAATCGCGATATTCGCCGCCCAGTGTGCGCCGTCGTTGACATTGCCATCCTCTTTTTCCTGTATATCGTACACAACCGATCCATGCGCTGCGGCATAGCCTTTTGTGTCTTGACCCCCGTCAGACGGATCATGCGCGGCTTTGCGCACGCCGCGTGGTTCGAAATTCAGTTTTACGTGCGCATCAATACATGCGTCAAACCACTCGGACAGTATGAGCGCATTTTCGACACTATCGTTATAGCCCCCTAGCCATGTGTGGTCATATAACGCCCGTTCCAGATTTTCAAAATCCCATTGGCGTTCCTCTTCGAGACCAGAATCCTGATACCATGGGTTGTCGTGATAGTTCATCACAATTATCAGGTGTAAGTCATCCTCATAGTAGCCCTGCGCGTCTAGTGCTCCTTTAAAAGGCTCTATAAACCGCTTGCTGAAAGGGTCTTCACTTGATCCCGGATTAGCCACAAACACTATCGACACGCTGTCGAGCGGGTCAGGTTCGGCGATTTCTTCCTGCTGCCCCGGTAACCCTTTTTTAGGTTTCTTTCGTACAGTGGGGGTGAGTGCGCGTAGGGAACTGGCACTCATAAACTGTGCCTCTTCTACCCAATAGCGCTTGAATCCATGGGCCGATTTTATGGAGTCGGTATTCCTGGCGAGACCCGCAAACTGAAACAGCTCCACGCCATTATGGGATATGGCGGCATTTTTAGTATTGAAGTTATTAAATTCGAGACGTGTTATCTCTTCGCTTAATAAACTATGCACTGAATTTTTTATACTTGATTGATATTCCCGCAAACAGTACGTTTTACTGCGGTTGTCGTATGCGTCTATTAGACACATATCTGCTACACTGACAGACTTTGCGCTCCCCCTGCCCCCTATAATCACGATAAACCGTTTGGTAGACCTTATTGCGCGGTCCATCGCCAATGGAAGGTAAACCTGTGGCTCTTCATCTACATATTGCCAGTGTCCATCATCGTCACGTTTTATTGCGTAGAGTAATCCCTCATTCGGGCATACTATGCCTACGGCTGTATTCGTTTTATCTATGCGCACTTTGCGCACTTTGCGCCGCGCTTCCAAACGCTTTACCTTTGTCGCCATTTGCGCCAGGGACGCACCTTTCACAGGCTATCCACGTCATCAAAATCGGCTTCCAGCGCTTCGACACGTTGTTTAAGCTCTGTAACCGCTTCGATATCGATTGCGCTTTTTATGACATTGGCTAGCGCTACGCCGACATCCGGGGATATTTCGCCTCGACTAACTGCGCCTATAATTTGGTTTACCTGTTGTATAGGTGTAGCGCCTTCCGTAAACTCGAATTCGACCGGCGCCATAGCGGCTTTTAGCGGGGCGTAGGATCGACTTAATAATTCTCTCAGTATTGTGGTCGCTTCGGGGTCAGTGCGATCAAATGCGCGTTTACAGATGTATTTCATGAATCGCCATTCGCATTCCGCGTCGGTAATATACGGCTCTGGCGATAAAATTTGCTCAACGCGCATTGCGTCGAGCATTTTATTTTTAAACGTGCGATTTTGAAATCGCCTGTTACGCATATCCCGACTCATTTTTTACGCTTTCCTTTGTAAGATTTAGGGGGAGGTATATCAACGCCGCGTTTTTTGGCATAGCTAATGTTCATTGCCTGCATTTGCGGTTTAAGCGCGGCTTTGCTGGCTTTTCCACCCCCATCAGCAGGCTTGCCGCCTTCGCGGCGCGCCACACGGCCCGTCATTTTGTCGACTATCCTATACTTATCACCGCGTTTTTTAATTACATAAGGCATTATATTTCAACTCCGAGGTTTAGTTAGTCCTGGAAGTGTAGTCGTAGTTTTAGCTGCATTGCTAGGGTA